AACCTTCAAAAACTGAGGCGAATAGAAGAGGTGGGTGTACTTGGCACGAAGAAAATAAATATAGAATAGGAAGTACAATTTATACTGTAAAAGTAAATCAAGACGACGAATATATTGTTCCTTCTACAACAACATTTACTACTTACAGTTCAGGAACAAAAGCTGCAAATAGTTATCATAAAAATACTACTACTTTAGGGACTTCAAGTGGAGTTAGAAGATATAATAAAGACGGAGATATAGATACTTCAGCAGACGGTGGAACAGTTACTAATTTTTGGCAGGCAGTAAGAAGTACAAGTGCAGCACCTTCTGATTCATCAGCAGATTGGCAAAGAATCAGGGTTCACACAACATATAGTAATAGTACTACTTATTTTGCATATACTGATGATAGCTATAATGATTATGTTATTCCAAGTTCTGGAACTATACAAGTTTGGAAAGCAAAGAAAACTCATGTAGGAAATAGTCCTGGTTTTGGAGAGTTTTGGGAAAGAGGAGACCTTTGCGGAAAAAGACTTTCTTCTTGTCAATGTAGATTTGGATTCAAACCTATAAGTTCTGGAACAGCAAGTAGTACAGGACAAGCTATAAAAGATACTAAAAAATATTTACCATTTGGAGGTTTCCCTGGTGCAAGAAAGTTTAAATAAATTATTACCAGAAATATATAGTCATATGGAGAAAGAGGCACCTCGTGAAGGTTGTGGACTTATAGTTCAGAAAAATGACAAAATAAAATTTATTTCTGTAGAAAATAAAAGTGATGATGAAAATTCTTTTTATATTGACCCAAAAGAATACGTTCGTCACTCAATAATTTCAAAAATATTATATGTAGTCCATAGTCACTATAAGCAAGATTGTCGTCCAAGCGAGCACGATAAAAATTCATCAAAAGTTTTAGGTATACCATATTTAATCGTATCATTACCTGAAAAAGGAGAATATATTTATGACCCAAGTTAGATTACTGGGAGAGTTAGGAGAAAAATTTGGAACTGAGTGGACATCTCAGCAGTCTTCTGTGCGTGAAATATTAAAACTAATTGATTGTCAAGTTGATGGATTCAAAGAATATCTCGGCGAATGTCATGAAAAGAATGTTCAATTTAGTATACAAAATGGAGACGATTTTATAGAGGAGTTTGAAGAACTTGGACTACAAGGAATTGTAAAAGATACTTTAATTATAACTCCAGTACCTGCAGGTTCAGGAAAAGGATTAGGGAAGCTTATAGCAGCAGCACTATTAATTGCTGCTTTTATATTTATGCCAGGAAGTGCAGGAATGTTTGCAAATGTAGGTGCACAGGGCACACTTATGACAAGCTCAGGAACTATGATGGCGGCATCACAAGCAAGTATTGCTCAACTTGTGGGAGGAACATATCTTGCAGGAGGCGCTGGAGCAACAGCAGTAGCAGGTGCTACAGTTGGTTTAAATTTTGCAGGTATGGCAGTAGCAATGCTAGGTGTAAACTTAGCATTTATGGGACTAGCAGAAATGTCCGCACCCGATGCAGGAGGAATGGAATCTGACCCAGCATTTTTATTTAATTCAGCAAATAGTAATGTTGAACAAGGACAACCTGTACCAGTTTTATATGGAAGATTAAAAATAGGTGGAACTCCTATAAGTCAGGGATTTCAAGCAGGAGACTTAAAAAATTCAGACACAGTTTATGATACTGATGGAGAAGAACCCATAACAAATTATGGAGACGCAAATGCAACAAATGCTTATGATGTAATTACTAAATCAACTACAACAAGAAGAGGAGGCGGAAGAACTAGATAATGGCAGATTATACATCATCACCACCAGGAGTAAAGACTGCATCAGACAGGGCAAATCCAGATAAAACTCAGCAATGTCTCACTTATGATATATTATCAGAAGGAGAAATTGAAGGATTAGAAAATGATTTAGCTTCTGTTTTTATAAATGATGTTCCAATTATTGATACAAACGGTATAGAGGTAATAAAACCTAGAAATACTACCGTAGATACAACTTCAAGTTCAGCAACTATAACAAGTTCTGTTTTTGGAACAATAAATGGACTATCAAGTAATAATGTTTCAGGGCTTAGTTTAGGAACAAGAACTGTAATGGTAGAAAAAGCAGGTAAAAAAGGAACTGGAATTGCTTCCGGTACTGCAGGAACTCAAACTATAACAACAAGTAGTAGTTTTTTTACCGCTGCTTTACTTACAAGTATAAGAAACGCACAAGCAAGAGGATTTATTAGGGTCGCAGGAGCAGGACCAAATGGAATAGATTTAGTTACTGGAGCTACTTTTGATAGTACAACTCAAATAACTACAGATGACTATATTGCAACAACAGTTTCAAGCGCTGATATTTTTATAGATTTAGTTACTACTATTAGTAGTATTTCTAGTAATACAGCAACTTTAGCAAGTGCACCACAAGTATCTTTAACTGGAACAAATGTAATAATTTCTCCTCCTAAAATGAGTCAAAATAAAATAGATGACTTACATAACATAGAAAAATTTAAGTTTGGATTAAATAGAGGACATTTATTACAGCCTCCAATAGTTATAGATACAAGTTTTGGTCAAGCTTCAGTTATTACAAGTCCAAATATAGAGTTAGAGCAAAATGATTTAAGGTCAAATGTAGGAACAACAGGAAATTTAGCTGCTAACTATAATAATACTGAATTAGATGAGCCCTCTCAAGCAGAAGGAACTGCTGCAGATACTTTACTTACTGCTGCTTTTCTTGAAGTTTCAAACCCATCAGAAATTGATGAAATACATTTAACTTTTCAATTTGCTGCCTCTCATGCTCTAAAATCCTCTTCAGGAGCAAAAGGACCCTCTTTTGTTGAATTACAAATATTCTTTGAGTATAGCACAGATGGGGGAAGTAGCTATACTTCTGAACTTATTTTTGGACCAACAGCTAACGAAATTATGACTCGTACTGGACGTAGAGGTAGAAATGTAAACTTTTTTATTAAAGGAGGCATTGTTGGAAAAGCAGAAGTAAGTAATGGATATGTTAAACCTTCTAAACAACAATATACTCCTTTTATAGAAGAATTTGTAATTAATGCAGAACAATTTCAACCATATGATGATTTCAGAATTAGAGTTAGAAGAATAAATGATGTAAATCCTAAAGATAGTAGTTTTCAACATACGAATCCCTGTGTATTACAAACTGTTGAAAGTATTTCAAAAGATAAACTAATATATCCGCATACTGCATATGCAGCACTTGGTTTTAATGCAAAAGACTTTGATGGAAAACTACCACAAAGAGCATATACTTTAAAAGGATTAAAAGTACAAGTTCCAACAAATTATCGTACTCGTGATGAAACAGGAGGCGCAGCAGCATACACTAGAAACGTTACTACAGGAGCAACAGAGAGTGGGTATCAAAACTGGGACGGTAATTTTAGAGGAGATAAAACTACTTTTAATGCATCATCACCAAACTTTAAAAAAGTATACACGGATAATCCAGCATGGATTTTTTATGACTTAGTAACAAATGAAAGATATGGTTTAGGGCAGTTTATTGATAAATCTCAAATTGACATCTATGAATTATTCAGGATTGCAAAATATTGTGACGAAGAAGTTCCAGATGGAGAAGGAGGAACTGAACCAAGATTTAGTGCAAATGTTTATTTATCAAAAGGTGGAGAAGCAACAAAAGTTTTAAAACAATTTACAAGTATATTTAGAGGCTTTGCACTGTGGAATGACGGTCAATTAACATTTTCTATTGACCGCCCACAACAACCTGTATATACATTTACAAAAGGAAATATAGAAGGAGGAATATTTACTTACGAAGGGACAGGAGATAGAGTAAGAACTAATCAAATTAAAGTAACTTGGAACGACCCACAAGATAATTTTAGACAGTCAACAGAGTATGTAGAAGACTATCAATCAATAGCAGAAACAGGAAGAATAGTAAGAGCAGAACAACTAGCTTTTGGTTGCACTTCA